ATAGAACGCATGCATGCTGAAGGATTACTTGAAGATGGTGCGCCAAGAAGCACCATTCTAGATTTATCACCTAGGCTCCAAGCAATTGGAACTTTACCTAGGCAATTCGCGAAACCTGCTTCGCGAAACTCCAAAATCGTGCCAACTAAGTTGTTCCCGTGTTTTGAAACACGTGTGGATTCAGCAGTTTTAAGTAACACTGATCCACGGAACACATCACGGAAGAGCATTTTGGTAACTGCTGTAAATGGTTACGGAGACGATGTACGTTTCTTTAATACCAACTACTATAGGATGATTGAAGATCACTTAGTAGCAAAATACAGACGGTTTCCAGGCTCTATCTGTCACGAGGATGGAAGTCTACGGGTTCTTACCGTAGACGAGGCAATAAACGGGATACCTGGAGTACCCCACGCAGATCGCATGAATATGTCCACCGCAGAAGGTGCATATTGGGATGTCGGTCGTGGTATATCAGACCACGATAAGCGATGGCTGTTCGATGTCGTCATAGAGGAAGGGAAACCTGACAAATACGTACCAAAACCCGAACTTATGGGTAGAATTGTGTACGCTCTAGAGCAAATGGAAAAGGGAGAAGTCCCTAGTATCCTATTTAGAGAAACCCTCAAAGACGAACGTCGACAGTTGCGACACACCACCAATCTCAAAGAAGATCCCAACTTCGTCCCAAAAACACGGAGCTTTACTGTTTGCCCAGTAGAGTTTACTATTTTGGTTCGAATGTTTTGTTTTGCGTTCGTTCAAATGATCGAAAACAATAGGGAACATCATGAGATACAGGTGGGTATAAACCCGATGGGAGGTGACTGGACGTCACTACATCAGAAACTCAGTGCAAACTCGCCATTTGTTATAGCGGGAGATTTCGGTAATTACGATAGGGGAAACCCGGCCGAAAATCTTGAATGCTCTGGGAATGTCATTAATCGTATTTATAACGATTCAGAGACTAATCAAAGGATTAGGCATATCTTAATGACTACAGCGTATACTCACCTCTCATTGGTGGATAACTTTGTAGTTGTCATAGATAAAGGTCTACCTTCAGGTTACCCTTTGACATCTGTTGTGAATTCAGTTAATAACGATATATACAAGTATATGGCGTGGTTGCATTTGGCACCACAAGAGTATAAATCGTTGGATAACTGCGACAGAATGACAAGCTCAGCATACTATGGGGATGACCATCTCCATAGCGTTAAACAAGAGGCGTTGGAGTTCTTTAACCTCCGTACGCTAGGTAAATTCTTTACAGAAAGTGGAATAAAGTACACTGACGAGCATAAGAATGACTGGCGCGGAGCTGAAGAGTTCAGCACTCTGGATAAAGTATCTTTCTTGAAGAGAGGCTTTGTAGAGGATAAAAGTGGCTATGTATTATCACCACTTAGTAAAGAAACTATAGAAGGTCGATTCCTCATGTGGATGAAATCACCTAATGTAGAAGAATACGAAATCCTTACAGAGTTAATACAGAACTCTTTGAGAGATGCAATGATGTGGGGTCCAGAATACTTTAACGATTTAAGTGCGTCAATATTTACAGCGCTTACATCCGTTGGGTGTCCCGAGATCATGCCGATATTATCCTATCGCAGCGAATACGATCGTTGGATAAGGATATGTAGTGGGGAACTAATAGATAGTACCTCGTATATTTCAGGTCAAAACTTTGGTTTGTAACTAGAGTTTTGGTAACAGTGTCCCATTGGGGATAATCCTTTGTTAGAGTTAAGTGCAGGCGCATAAACGAGAAGGGTTAGAG